CACTATTAATTTTAAAATATAAACCTAATGTATTATTTCCACCACCTGAAAAATAAAAACTATTTCCTGCAGTCGATTGAATAGCGGTTGTATTATTTGTATTTTTAAATTCACTTAATAAAATTGTATTAAATGCTGGTTTTTTTATAAATACTGAGTACGTTGGGCGAATAGTATTATATTGCCCACCTGCTAATATTTTTAATGGTCCTGAGCTATTACTTACTGCTACACGTGGCGCAATATTAGTAGTACTTAGTGTAGTTCCTAAAAAATCAGTATTGTAAAACTTTACAGAACTATCAGTATAATTCTGAATTTGTATCATCCATATTTGCCCTTTTGAATAAATCATTCGGCACCCAAATAAGGTTGCAATTGTTTTTAAAATCTCAATTACTTTGATTGTATTTTGTGTTCTATCTTCGCTTAATTCATTGAAATTAGAACCTTTACTCAAAGTCATTCCTAGCACATCTACATTTGGCCTGCCAGTCATTCCAATTTCGTACCAATTAATGTTATGTGAAAGTATAGTAGCAGTAAATGGTAAATCGTCCCATACTCCCATTGTGTTTATAGCATAATTAGCCAATATACGTAAAGCATATAAAGCATTCGCAGTACTTGAATAGGTAACTATCTGTTCGTTTAAATATGCAAAATCATTCGCAATAATTTGAAACATACAGCCACTTTCTAAAGCATCGTTATTCCATGCACTTTGATTTTGTACTACATTACCACGCCAATATTCAACCCATGAACCGCTAACTTTCTCCTCAATAATTATGTAGTAAGTTTGGCTATTTTGTTGGACCATGTTTTTAAGAAACGTAAATAATGTTGTATCGTCCCTTTGTGCATTCTTAGCTAGTACTAAATTTAAAGTTAATTCACCACCTATAATTGGCGCAAAATTAGTATCCTCGCCACTATCATATTTTAATTCAAAACCGTTTTCATCAACTAAAAAATCAGTTAAAATAGAACCACTATAACTCTTATCGTAAATAGAAATTCTGTATTCGATATTATCGTAGTTTTTAATTGTTGATTGATATCTAATAGCTGCCATTATCCGAAATTAAAGTTACGATTGAATTTTTTATCATTTCTACCATTTACCAATTGAATATCATTACCCTTAATCATGCCATTAATCACAATTGTATTGCCTTGTGTTGGCGCAAAATTACTACTCATATTATTGCCTTGACTAAATGATGATTGAGCGACTGATGTGTTTTGTGGGCTACTAGTGCTTTTTTTACCTGCTAATGATTGAGTAGCTGTTCCAATTGCAATTAGTGCTGTTCCTGCTGCTGCATAAGCATAACCTATCGGCACTTGTGCTAATATTAAAGGTACTGAGATTGCAATTAATGTTGTACCTATTTGCGCTGCCATTGCTCCTAATGATTTTACAATTGCTACACCTATTGCATCCATCATGTCAGTATCTTGGCTGCTCATACTATCAGCAATACTTGAGCCTATTGCTTGACCAATCGAGCCAAAAGTATTTGCAATACCATTTTGAGTATTAATTTTTAAATCATTCCAAATTTGCTCATTTGTTTTAATTAACAATATTTTAGCCTTTAGCATTTCATCGCTTAGTCTAGTATATTGGTCTTTAATATAATTTGGAGGTGTTAAATTTGGTAGTTTTGGTTCTATTGGTGCATTTCCAAATCCTGCAAACTCAATTCTACCTGTAATGGATTGCATTACATTGCTTGCTTGGTATTGGCGTTTTTTTAATGCAGTCTCTTGAGCTTGTTTTAATTCTTGTTTAGCGTATTTATCTCTTATTTCTTGAGCTTGTTTTTGATGTTTTTCTTCTATTGCTTGTTGTTGTGCAACTTCTTGATACAACAACTTACTCATATCAATGCCAGTATTTCGAAGCGAATTAAACTTTTCGTTATTCTTTTTTAATTCAGCTTTTAAAGACAAATCATTTGCTTGTAATTCTTGATTTAATGAAGTTTTCAATGCTTCATTTTGCATTACTGCTGTCTCTTCAATAATACCTTTTATAGCATTTCTATTTTTGATATTGTTTAATTCAGCTTGATTTACTCTTAATTGTGCTTCGTATTCTTTGTTTAAGCTTTCAGTATATTTATACACGGCTAAAGTCAATGCGCCAATCGCTACGATTGCACCACCTATACCTAACATCATTGTAGTGTTCATTGCTGTTATGCTAGGTATAACTTGACCAACTATAACTGCTCTTAATGCAGTAAAACTAGCTCCCATTTCTTTTATAGATGCCAATCCTTGCGTTAATGCTAAAGCACTTTGAACTTTTAACAACATTTCCTGAGTTGCTTTACTTTCAGTTCCTAGCAAACCCATTGCCCCCGTAACTATACTTGCTGCTCCTGCTGCTTGCTGCAATGCACCGGCCACTACTGTAAATTTACTATCGGCACTAAAGGCTGTAATTACTGTGTTTATATCTCCTATCTTATCTTTTAACTCACCTGCTCTACTTGCGCTTGCTATTGCTTGCGTACTCATTACACCAAACTTTTCAGCCATTTGCTGAGCATCTTGAGTAGCTTGGCGCAATTGCGCGCGCATTGATTGTACCTTATCTCCTAAATCTTTTGTAGCTGTTCCACTTTTACTTGAACTTCCAACAATAGCACTACCAATAGTATCCATTCCACTCTTAGCAGTATTAGCCGCTTGCTGAATGTCATTATTTAAGGGGTCTAAATTTAAACCTACTCCTATTGCTAATACATTATTGCTATTCTTTGCCATTGTTTAATGTCGTTGGAAAATTGTCCGAAATTTCGTTTATTTCGTTTGCTAAATTATCATTTTTTTTCTCAAATAACTCAAAGTATTTTTCGAGTTTTATCTCTTTTTTGGCGTGTGTAATTTCAGCTATTGCAAACGCTAATCTTTTGTTTAAATTATTTGTAGTTTGCATTCCGTATAATTGGTTATGATTCCAACCTAAACAAGCATGCACAAAGCAATCTAAACTTGCATTTAATAGCTTTTTTTCACTCCAATTTAAAACACCATAAGCAAACGCCTTAATGTCGCCCAAACTTAGCCCACCCCCTAACAATGATGTTAGTTGGTGGGTGGTTCGTTTGGGTCGGCAGGTTCGTTTACTATTGTTTGCATTTCAATGATTTCATTTTGAAAGTCAATACCTAACTTATATAAATTAGGTGAATTTTCAATCATTTCAGATGCATCATCTTCACTTATTTTCTTGGTTATAATTAGGCAGTTAATTACAAAATCATAATATTTAACCTCGTCAGTTCTTACTAAAATATTTACCATTTCATGTGGTTCGTATTCTTTCTGTTTTTTAAGTTCTATTTGTACTGAATTATCGAGTGTTTGAAACTCCTTTAATTCGTAAATAAAACAACTGTCAAGATACTTTAATAAATCTTGTACGCTACCTAGTTTTAAAGACTTTAATACACCGATTAAATGCTTCATTTTAAATTTATTTTCCTGCATTATTATTAAATTTAAACTGTTCCTACTGTTACTGCGCCACTAATTGCATAAGTTACTGAATAAGTTACTTTATCATTTGCAGCCGATTTAAATGAGAGGTCTGAAATATAAAGATTACCACTATATTTCACATCGCCACTTGTAGCACTCAAAGCATATTCAAAAGCTACTAATGTTCTAGCTTCAAACCAATCAATCATGGTTTTTGCATATACTTCAGTTGGACTTCCTGGTACTTTATCAAATATAGCTTCGCAGCTTAATGTATATTCTTTAAGTCCCATAATTACCTCTTTTACTCCGCCACTCGTTTTTGATGTGGTTTCAATTGGACTTAGTTTTGTTCCAAAATCTGAGCTTGTTTCCTGATTAACTAGCTTACTATCTAGTTTTAATCGTGCGTTATTTCCGTTAGTTGCCATTATTTTATATTGTTGTTATTGTTGTTGAACCTGTTGATTGAAAATTGCAAGTAAAAGTACTTATACTATCATGTGCATTTTTAACGCTTACATCAGTAATAAAACCCTCGTATGCAGTCGTAAATGAATTGCTAAAATAGTCTGAATAAAGCAAACTTACTTTTGTTCTATTTTCTGCAATTGTTTGTAAATCTCTTAGCGTTTCTGTTGAACCTTTATAGGCCGTTAAAATATTCTTTTCTAATTGTGGACCAAATAAACTTACTGTTGTTCCACTTACTTTATTGATTTTGACATAAATTTCGTATGCTGTTTCCAATTCAAATGATATACTATGCCTTACCCAATTGCTAGTTAATGTTATTGTTGAGCTAATTGAAGCACTTGCACTATCGCCAACTTCAATAGTTACAGTTCCACTACCTTTTAGCCAAATTGAAAAATAAATAGTATTAGTTTCTATTAAATTATCATTACTTACAAATGTTTGACTAATTGCAGTCCCAGTACCCCATGTTAATACTTGCGCTAATAGCTGCTCATCATTGTTAGCTACTTTTGTTCCGCTTATACTGCCTGTTCCGCCTTTTACCCAAATGGCATTATTAAATGCTTCTGGCCATTGTAAATAGTTAGTTAAATTAGCAGTACAAATTCCTTCCATTGAACAACTTGCTTCCTTTAAAGTTGGTAAAACCTCTTTAAATCCTTGACTATCTTTTGTAGTCATATCTTCGGTTGCTACCTTTTGGCTAAAATCGTTTGATTTAGTCAATGCTATACGTTGGCCACCTACATATAATCCTAAATAATTTCCATTAACTGCCATATTATAATTGTATTGTTATAAAATAATCTTGTTGTAACATATAAACTCCATCTACTGCGCTGTTATCGTTGAAAATATCACGCTCATCTTCAAAGGTAATTCTTTGAACTGTAAATCCTGCTAAATTTCCGCTTTGGTCATCTAATATTTGCCTTACTAATCCTGCAATTTGTTGAACAGTTGCAAGCGAAGTAGCTAACATACTAATCTGAAATCGCATTTTATACCACTGAACATTTCCATCTTTTGACTGTTCGCTAGGTGTTGAAATGCTTTCATAAATAATATAAGGATAGACATCAGTATCAGCCGCTCTTAATGGTCTTATTCTAGTGCCTACTAAAGACTCTAAAATAGTGACATTATTAATTAATAAGTACCTTATTATATTTCCTGCTTCGCTTACTGTCATAATCCTTGTTTAGTGCCTTGCTCTTTTACTATTCTTTCAGTTCCTTTTTTTATATTCTCAATAATAGTGTTACCTATTAAATCATATGTTGGTCTTATAAATGGTTTAGCTTGCATTACTCCTAAAAACTTTCCTGCATATGGTATATTTTCGTGTTTACCGCTAAACTTTTTAGTTCCACCGCTTGACCTTGTAAATCCACCTGGTAATAATCCTTTTTTCATGTAGCGCTCCTTTGTTCCAAACTCTACTAAGTGCGCATGGTTTCCACCCTCAAACGCTGAATTTTTATTGCTATATTGTGGTCCAATCCAAAAGAAATTATTATTCTTTTTTGATTTTATTATACCAATACTCAGTTTTAAAGTACCTTTATTAACAACTACTTTTGAAGTCATTTCAACTTCTACTTTTTGCGCTTCGCTAAATGCTAAATCAGCAAATTGTTTTGTTGAATTTTCAAAAGTTTTATCTAACATTGAAAGTACTTTTTGCTCAATATTTGTTGGCATTTTTACTCCCATTATCCAATCCTTTCAATACCGCTTAACCTTGTTACTGTTCGCCTTTGAAATTCAGTTGCATCTACTATTGAATTTATTTGGTACATCTGTCCTTCAACTCGCATTAACCAATTTAATTTAATTTCTAAACTCTCAATATCACCATACCTACAATCAATTGTAGTAGTAGTATTTGATTGTCGTTGCATGTCGTTAAAAACTTCATTATTTGCTCTGTTGTTTACATAACAAAATATAGTAGCTGTGGCAGTTTCTGAATATGTTTGTGTAATTTCTCCACTACTACTATTTTCATTTATAGTAGGTGCGAATAATTCACATGTCATATCAAATTTACCAGTTATTATATTCATTTTTTAGTTATAAGCGCAAACAATATTAGTTGCAGTTGTATTGGTTGAAAATACTTTTTTTACTTGATAAGGAAATGGACCTGCAGGAACATTTGAAAACAAAGTTGCACCATTACTAGATGCGGTTGTTGTGTTTGTGTCCTCATGGTCACTTAGTAACACGTTTAAGTTTCCTGCAACTCCTACATATAAAGTTCCTGCTACTCTTACGCTAGTTTGAACTCTAGTTCTTACAATTGTTGGTAGTGTTGTTGTTGCACCTCCTAAATCTACTGCGCTACCATTAAAACTTGCAGAAACTTTAAACGTATCAGCATCCACATAAATAATAAAATAGCGTGATAGGGTATCAATTCCAGTAATAGTTCCAACACTATCAAACCTTACTACATCATTAGCCGCATATCCATGGCCTACAACTGTAAATAAATCAGTCGCTAATACAGTAGCTGTAATTGTTTTTATTACTTGGTCAGGTCTTGGAACTACTACTGAAATAGTATCAGTAATATAATTCGTATCGCTTGGAGTAACTGCTATGGCTTTTGAGCCTAAAAGATTATTCATATTTATGTTCTATTATATTTATTATGATCAATGTCTAACAAAACTTTAATCCCAAAAGGTATTTCAGTTAATGTTTGGCTTTGTGCTTGCTGTTTATTTTCGTATAAGTGAGCAATTAACAAAAGCATTGCGCTTCTGTATGTTTTAGGTACTAAATCAGCACTTGTATAGCCTGCAACAAATCTAATTTTAAAAGCATTTAAAGTAGTTTTCATACTAGGTATATTCGCTAGTAATATTCTACCTATTGGGCTTATTAAATCAGTTGTATAAGTACTACTATCAATTGTTTGTTCAGTACCGTTTAAATCAATATATTTTACTGATGTTATTGATTGAATAGGAAACTTATTTAATCTAATTTCTTTATCAATAATAGTATCGTAATTAGCTTGCAATGTTTGTGTCATTAATGGTCGCATTGAGTAATTTTCAACCCATTGACGAGCCGCTGTAATCAATGCAGTAATTAAACTATCTTCTAAAGAGTTATTTACCCTTAAATGTAGTTTAGCTTCCGCAAGTGTTATCGGTTCGGTTGTTGGTGCTGTTATTACTGAATAGCTTTCCATTTATTTTTTTACTGCTTTTTTAATTTCTTTTGGTTCTGTTTTAACTGCTTGCTCAATTTCGTTTTCAACTATTTCAGCAAAGCCATTTTCAACTAATTCATCAGCTTGGTTTGAGTTAATTTTAGCAAATTCGCCTACATGATAACCTAATCCAAAACCTACTGGACTTTTTATAAATTTTATTGTTTTCATATTGAAGCGTGGTGGGGTATCGAACCCCACTACTTCCTTTCACGCTTAAGTAACTACTAAGTAGTTGTTGCGTCTAATATTGCTGCAAATGCCGCAGGTTGTTTAACCGCTACACCTACATATTGGTTCATTACAATTCTAGTTTTACCTCCAACTGCTTGCGAAGCAGGGTCTACTACTAAATCAATTCCACCATATTGTCCTACTACCAAGTTTTCCCAATCTCCAAAAATAATAGCAGAACAGATACCAGAACTTGAGCCTTTTGTTAAATTACTTGGCACATTTGAAGTACTATAAGTTTCTTTACCTGCAATTTGCTCAGGTTGTCCCATAAAGTAACTCATGTAAGGCATAATCATTGCACCTGAACCGCTATCAATTACAGTTTGCTTTAATTTAGCTACTACTTTAGGATTTACTAAGAATTTACCATTCATTCCTGCATTAGCTGTTTCTACAACTTGGATTAATTCTAAAATCTTAGCTAAAGTTGGCGCGCCACCATTAGTTCCAATTGCTACTGAACCAATTCCACTAGTACCTAATAAACCAGTAGGCTGACCACTTGAACCCGAACCATTAATTGCGGCCGCTTCAATTGCTACTGCAAAGGCTTTTAAGAATGAATTAGTAGTATATTGTTGAATTGAGTAGTTATTTTGTAACAATAACTGTTTAGATAAATCTACATAAGCAGTCAAACGCTTAGGAGTGATTGAACGGCTTGCAGTTGTTGGGTCGCCCGAACTAGCATCAGCAACCTCAGTAGCCCATCCTGCTGTTACGCCTGCGCTAAATCCAGTTAAGTCGGTATTAGCTGCTAATCCCTCTAATTTTACTGCTCCTAATTGAGGTAAAACAGTTTTAGCATACAAAGCATCAAAGAACCCAACTTTTTCAGTAGCAATAAAGTTACCACCTGCAGTTGAACTACCTGCGCTCATGGTACGTTTTTCAACTTGCATAAACCTGTTAGATAAATACAAACCATCACCCATTGAGCCTAATTCTCTTTTTTCCTTTGCGCTTTCCTGCAAAATTTCACGCTCAAAGCCAGTAACTCCGTTTTCGTCACCTCTTGAAATTGACATTTCACGAATTAACTTACCAAAGTTAAAGTTTTCTAATTCTCTTTTTTCTGAATTAGGAGTTGCAATAGGAGTTGGATTGTTTGCTAATTTATCAGCTGCAAATTTCTCACGTAATTCAGCATTTGAAATTTCAGTATCAAATGTTTTTACTTCGGTTTCGATTGAGCGCAAACTAACTAACTCTTCGCTTGTTAATTCTCTCTTTTCGTTTTCAGCTTTAGAAACTATATTAGCTCCTTCGGCTCTTTTTTGCGCTTGTAATTGGCGCAATTCTACACTTGTTTTCATTGGTTATTTTTAGTTTAAGTTAAATTTAAATTTTTGTGCTAAATA